CGACATCGGAGCCGCTTCGATTGGGTTGTCCGAGTGCGAGCGCATTCCGGCCCTTACTGATTTTGGACGCCTCCGTGTGATTCACGTCCACGACGAGGAGCGCACCGGGCAGACGCGCGGAAAGCCGCTCCTGTCTCCGGTGCTCGGGCAACTCCGCATGTTGAGCGACTACCAGCGAACCGAGATGAAGAAGGCGGTGGTCGGCTCTCTGATCGCCGCGTTCGTCGAGAGCCCGATGAGCACGACGGACTTGCTCGACATTTTTGGCGGCAACACTTCAAACCGCGAGGAGGCGTTCAACAAGTACCAGAAAAGCCGGGGCGGCTACGACACGCAGCTCGAAGGTGGCGCTGTGATCCCCATGTATCCAGGGGACAAGATCACGCCGTACAACCCGCAACTCGCCTCCGACGTCTACAAAGACTTCCTCGAGGCCGGGTTTCGGCATGTCGGGGCGGGCGTGGGCATGCCGCTTGAGCTGGTGACGAAGGACTTCTCTCGGACCAGCTACGCCGCCGTGCGGGCCGCTCTGATGGAAGCCTGGCGCTTCTTCGCCGGCCGCCGAAAGTGGCTGACCGACAACTGGCTGCAGCCGGTTTATGAGCTGTGGCTCGAAGAGGCTATCAATCGCGGGCTGGTTGAGGCCCCGGACTTCTACGACAACCGAGCGGCCTACACGGAAGCGTGGTGGATCGGAGCCGCGAGAGGGTACGTCGATCCCGTGCGCGAGGCGTCCGCGGCCGAGATGCGGATGCGCATCGGCCTGTCGACTGCGGAAATCGAGTGCGCAGAACAGGGCAGGGACTGGGAAGAGGTGGCCGAGCAACGGGGGCATGAGCTGGCCACCTATCGAGAGTTGGGCATCCCGCTGGCGGCCGTGGGCCAGGCGGGCAACGCGAAAGACAACGCGGATGACAACCAGCCCAAGGACGAGACCGACAACGGCCCGCCCGACAAGACGGAAGAGGTGCAGCCTTGAAGGAAGAGACGCGAGTTCTGGCCGCGATCTGTGGCGCCGAGTGGGCGATCTCGCCTGATGCATTGCGCGGAATTCTCGCGATCGCCAAGCGCGAGAACGAGGAGCCAGAGGCTGTCGAGGCGCGCCTAGGGCGACCACTGGACAACACGCACCGGGCGGAAACGCGCGGAACGGTTGCGGTGATCCCGGTGACGGGCCCCCTGTTTCGTCGGGCCAACGTGTTTACGCGGGTGAGCGGTGCCACGTCCTACGACATGATCTCTCAAGACCTTCGCGCGGCGCTGGACAACCCGGCGATCAAGTCGATCGTGCTGAACATCGACAGCCCCGGCGGCATGGTCAACGGCGCGGCCGAGTTGGCGGCGCACGTGTTCGAGGCTCGCCAAGAGAAGCCGGTGATCGCCTACGTGGGCGGGACCGGGGCGAGTGCGGCTTACTGGCTGGCGTCGGCGGCGACTTCGATTGTCGCGAGCAAGACGGCCAATCTCGGATCCGTCGGCGTGGTGGTGGGCGTGGGCAAGGGTAAGGGAGACGTCGAGGAGATCGTCTCGTCGCAAAGCCCGTACAAGCGCACCGACCCGAGCACCGAGGAGGGCCGCGCGCGCATCCAGGCGCACGTCGACAACATCGCGGCGGTTTTCATCGGCGACGTCGCCGCCTATCGAGGCGTCAGCGTCGAGCACGTTTCCGCGAACTTCGGGCAGGGCGACGTACTACTGGGGGCCTCTGCAGTTGACGCCGGAATGGCTGATTCGCTCGGGACGTTCGAGGGCCTGATCGCCGAGCTGAACAGAAAGAGCACGACGAGGCCCGCAATTCACGAGGTGAAAGCAATGGACATTCAGCAATTGAGAGCAGAGCACTCCGGCCTGGTCGACCAGATCCTGGCCGAGGGTCGCGCGAGCGTCGACGTGGGCGGCGCGAAGGCTGAGGCCGCGAATGCCGAGCGTGCGCGCGTCCTGGGCATTATTGGCCACGCTGAGGCGCAGGGTCGCGCTCCGCTGGCGTTGGAGTTGGCCAATACGCCCGACATGACCGTCGAGCGCGCCGCCAAGTTCCTGAGTGCCACGCCTAAGGCCGAGGCTGCGCCCGTGGTCGTCGCGTCGTCGGAGTTCGAGAAGCACATGGCCAAGCTCAACCCGGACGTGAAACCGGACGCTCCGACGAGCGAAAGCAGCGGCGATGCCGAGCTGCAGGCGCACCTGGCCGCCATGCGGAAGATCGAAGAGGAGCGATTGGCCGCGAATCGCGGGACGTACTGACCTGAGAGAGGGACACGAAAATGCGTAACGCAGCACACACCGTAGAGGGGACCTACTCCCCCGATTCTCTGGTCGCCGGGGATCACCCGCGACGCACGCTGGGGTTCGAGTTCAAGAGCGGAATCACCGCCGCGCGCGGTTCGCTTTGCTACCTCAAGAGCGGGGACACCCAATGGATGGTCTACGACGGCGGCACCGTCACCGCGGGATCTCTGTTCTGCATCCTTGTCGACGCCATCGACACGACTGGTGGGGCTTCCGTTTGCGAGGCCTTCATCTGTGGTGATTTCAACATCAACCAGATCGCCGTCTCCTCGGGAACTGTGGCCAACCTTCGGCCCGCCCTTGCGATGCAGTCGATCTATCTGAATTCCGCCATCGCGGCCTAACCACCGGAGACACAGAACATGGATATTTTCAGCCCCTTGGCGATGGCCGCAACCGTCGCCCAAATGAAGAAGCCGGCGGCCTTCCTCCTCAACAGGTGGTTCGTTCCTGAGGTGCGCTCGGATACGGACATCATTTGCTTCGACATCGAACTGGCCGGAGCGAAGCGCCGCCTTTCTCCGTACGTTCACCCGTTGGTCGCCGGGCAGATTGTGGAGTCGGCCGGGTACAGGACCGAAACGGTCTCCCCCGGATACGTGAAGGACAAGCGTCCCCACAACCCCATGAGGGCGTTTGCGCGAGCGATGGGCGAGCGAATCGGTGGGGATGAAAAGATCGATCCGATGGAGCGCCAGCGTCGCGCCCTCGACGCCGACCTGTCTGACCAGCTGACCATGTTGACCCGCACCATGGAGGTTCAGGCCGTCGAGTTGGCGAAGTTCGGCACCGTTACCATGAAGATGCGCATGCCCGACGGAAACACGAAGACGGTGGTGGTCAACTTCGGGCGCGACTCGTCTCTGCAGGTCACGAAGGCGACGGGCGCAAAGTGGACCGATCCCGGCGTCGATCCGATGCAGGACGAAACGGACATGGCCATGACCGTGCTGGACAAGTCTGGCGGCCACATCGACACCTATGTCTACGACAAGGACGCGTGGAGGGCCTACTACAACAGCGGCACCGTCAAGAGCGACCTGAGCCTGTGGAAGGTGAAGTCGGGGCAGCTCGACATCAGTTCCGTGCCCAACAACGTGATGTACATGGGCAACCACAACGGATTCGACCACTACGTCTATACCGATTGGTACTACGACGAAGAGGCGAAGGCCCAGGTTCCCATGCTCGACTCGGGGCGCGTGATCGGGCTCAGCAGCGAATTGCTGGGCGTGCGCCACTTCGGCGCAATCAAGGACGAGACGGCGGGATTCAAGCCGATTCCGTTCTACGTGAAGTCGTGGCTCGAAAACGATCCCGCCGTGCGGTACCTGCTGATGCAGTCGGCCCCCTTGGTGGCGGCGTATCGCCCGGACGCCTGCTGTTCCCTGAAGGTCCTGTGATGAGGATCAACGTCAACCACTGCATCGTGGTCAAGGCCGGCAACGGGTTTCGCAACCTGATGCCGGCCGACGGGCCGCACGAAGTCGACGACGCTGTGGCTGCCGAGCTGATCGAGGCGAAGGCGGCCACGGCCGTTGAGGCGAAGGGCGAAGCCAAGTCGGAGCAGAAGGCCGAAGCGAAGCCCAAGGGCAGCAAGCACCCCTAGGGCACGATGGCGCGCGCGACCTGGGGCGAGACCCGAGACAAGGCCCAAGGGGTGAACTTTGGCTATTTCAAGGTTCCCCTGGTGGTCAAGTCGGGTGAGTCGGGCGCGCGCACCGTTCGTCTATCCGGCATCCTGGACACGAGCCAGGATGCCGACGCTCGCGCGAGGTCTTCCCCGGGGACTTTCCCGGTGCTGGCACAGCTCGTGGTGATGCGCGCCGAACTCGGTTGGCTTCCCGTCGTCGGCGAGGTCTTGCGCGTGCAGGAAACCGCGAACCCGGAAGAAGAGCAGGCTTACTGCGTGGTGTCCGTCGACTCGTCCGGCGATCTGCTGATCGTCGAGTTGCGAGCGGGAACCAGCAATGCCAGTCAGCTTTTCTAGCGACCAACAGCTTGAACGCGCAGCCCGCGAACTGGCGGGCATTCCGGGCGGGGTGGAGCGCGCAGCGGTTCCCGCGCTGAATCGAGCCAGCCTGGCCGCCCGGACTGCTGGATTGCGCCGCCTGATGGCCACCTACGCGGCCCCGCGGAGCGAGCTGATCAAGAGCGTCACCATGGTGCGAGCAACGCGCGGGAACCTCGTGGCGGGATTCTCGTCGAAGGGCCGACGCTTGCCGCTGTCGTCGTTTTCACTGCGCCCCAAGGGCCCAACCACGAAGCGCCAGAAATTGCGCGTGAACGTCCGTCGAGACTCGGGATCGAAGGAGATCCCGCGCGCCTTCGCCAACGTCGTCCATGGTCGATCTCAGCTCATGGTCATGCGCAGGGATGAGGGCGCCGGCAGATATCCGATCCACGCGCTGACCGGCCCGGCCACGGCGCAGATGTTCGGGGAATCTGGCGTGCGCGAGGAAATCGAAGGGCACGCCCTTGAGGTGCTGGCGTCGCGGTTCGATCACGAGATCGGCCGAGTCTTGAATCCGAAGGGAGCGCGATGAGCGATCCGGCGAAAGGACCGTTCACACCGTTGGACCTTGCGGACGCGCTCATGCGCCGAATGGCCGAGGCGTTCGCCGATTTTCGTCTGAACAGCGCCAACCCCGCGCCCGCGCCCGGGACCGAATACAAGCCGGTGAACTTCTACCGGATGGCGCCGCCGCAACGTGAGCGATCCGACAACAACGCCGAGGTTGGCCCCGAACTGCCGCTCGTGGTGGTGCGCCCGCGATCGCTGATAGACGAGGAGGGCGACCGAGGCGCGGCCCACTCGGTCGTCACGGTCGAGTTCGTTATCGTCACCCGGCGCTTGAATGCCGAGGGTGGCCTCGATGCGTGGGCCATCGTGAATCGCATTCGGTCTTCTCTTCTTCGCTCGCCGGTTATCGAGAACGGCGCCCGACTTGAGCGACCTTTGGAAAGCGAAGTGGGCGCCGGGGACGAGTTCCCGAATTGGGCCGCCGTGGTCACCGCAAGGTTCTGCATCCCGCAACCCGAATCGAACGAGGTCGAATTATGAGCGAAAGCGAAACCAACGAAGCGCCGAAAGGGCCGCGCTCCGTGATGTACGTCGGCCCGAATATTCCCGCACGCGGGCTGCAGCAGTTCACGACCTACAAGGATGGTGTTCCGCCGGTGTGTGCGGGTGATGCCGTCCTCGCGCCGCTCTTCGTGACGCTCGAAGATTTCAGCGCGGCCCGGACGGCTTTGGCCGCCGTGGGTTCGCCCTTGTGGTGCGCATACCGTGACGCCGCCGCGGCATTCAGCAAGCGAGGTGCCTGATGTCTTTCCATGGCATTCGAGTCGAAGAGGTTCCGACGAGCGTAGCCCCGCCGGTTGAAAGCCTGGCGGGCCTGCCGGTCTATTTCGGGGCGGCCCCCGTTCACATGTCTGCCGACCAGACCGCCAAGCTCAATGTGCCTCAACTGGTGGGTGGATACGACGAGGCTGTGGCGGCGGTTGGCTTCTACGGTGCCGAAGGGGCGGCCGGGGCGAAGAAGTTCGCTTTCCCGCTGTGTGAAGCGATCTATGCCCACTTCAAGCTGGGCGCCGTTGGGCCGATCGTGTTGGTCAATACGCTCGACCCCGAGAGGCACAAGACGGCCGTGGCCGCCGAGGCGAAAACTCTCGGGACCGACGGAACCGCTACGCTGACCCACAAGCACCCGTGGCCTGCTTCTGTCGTGGTGAAGGTGAACAGCACCGCGAAGACGCTCGGGACCGATTACACGTTCACCATCAACAGTTCTGGTCAGGGCGTGGTGGCTCGCATGGCGTCGGGAAGCATCACGGCCGGCGCTTCGATCACGGTGGATTACAACTACCTGACTCCCGAGACGGTGGCCGCCGCGGACATCATCGGAAGCGTGGACGCGGCGACGCAGAAGAAGACGGGCCTGGAATTGCTGGGCAGCATTTACCCGCTCTACCAGAAGGTTCCTGGCCAGGTCCTCGCCCCCGGATTCTCCTCGGACCCGACCGTCAAGGCCGTGATGACGGCCAAGGCGTCGGCGATCAACGGCAACTTCAAGGCGATGGTCCTTGCCGACATCCCGACGGATACCGTCGCGGTCTACACCGGGTGCGCGGCCTGGAAGTCAACCAACGGCTACGTGGACAAGGATCTCGAAGTCTTCTGGCCCATGGGCCGAATGGGAGACACGCTCTTCCACCTGTCGACCCTTCAGGCCGCCCGGTGCATGCAGACCGACGCGGACAACGGAGGGATTCCGTTCGTCGGGCCGAGCAACAAGACGCTCCCGATCAACGGAATCGCGCTGGCCGATGGGACCGAGGTTGTCCTTGATGAGGTGAACGCCAACGCCTTGAATGACGCCGGCATCGTCACCGCGATCAACTCCGACGGGTGGCGTTCGTGGGGCAACCGAACCGCGTGCTATCCCTCGAACACGGATCCCGCGTTCGCCTTCATCCCCACGTCGCGCATGCGCGTGTGGA